AGATGGATGGCGCCCCGACTATGTTGTGGGACTTACCCGCGGCGGCCTAATTCCTGCTAATATGTTAAGTCAATATTTAGATGTACCAATGGAAACCCTTAAAGTTAGTTTCCGCGACGATAATGCTAACCCAGAGTCTAATCTATGGATGGCCGAAGAAGCATTCGGATATTTTCCAACAGAATATACAAGTGAAATAGGACCAATTGCAGTTAATAATAGTGTACTTGGCGGCGACAATTCGTTTGATTATACTATATATGCTAAAAATATTCTTATTGTAGATGATATTAACGACACTGGTGCTACACTCAATTGGATCAAAGAAGATTGGCGTAGCGGTTGCTTACCCAATCATCCACGCTGGGAAAATGTTTTTGGTAACAATGTACGCTTTGCTGTACTAATCAACAACGAAGCAAGTGACTTTAAGGATGTAGACTATGCGGGTATGTCCATAAACAAATTAGAAGATCCTATTTGGTGCGTATTTCCTTGGGAGGAGTGGTGGCAATAAAGAAGTTTGAACTCGATGAATCTCTCGAATGGCACCTTGCTACTTATGAAGAATGGAATAGTTATCTAAACCAGGACGTTGTTACCGACGAAGATCTTGTTGAAGTCCTTAAAGGTAAGGGCAAGTGTAGTATGACCGGTAGCGATGATGGGCCAGAGTTTAAGGCATTACGTGAGCAATTAGAAACCCTAGGTTATATTCGGATTCAACGTAGTTGGTGGAATGGTGATAGGGTATTAAAACCATTTATGTTAAACGGAATCACGTTTAGAAAAGATACCCAGTTTTCGTCTGGAGCCGCTATGAAAATGCATTTAGAATTTGCCAGGAAATATAAATGATAGCCCTAACAGCCCTGATGTGTGCTTTACTTGGATACCAAGTGACAATGCCTGCGGTTGACAATGCCAAATATACCTTTACAGTTCACGAAGGGCATATTGTACGCATGAATACCCAAAATGGTACATTTGAACTATGCGATGATAAACTTAAATGCACCCAAATTGAACAAGATAAATAGTTATATCCCCAAAAACATCGGTCTTATGGCGTCATCCCGATTGATAAATTCTGCCGCCTATGCTATAATTAACATAGGAGAATTATTATGAATCAAGCAATACAATACAAGTACACCAGTACAAAAGAATATCATGACGCATTTCCGTGTGCATATCGCCAATGGAAATCCGATAGTCACTGTAACTTAATTCACGGTTATAGTTTTAGTATGAAATTTTACTTTGGTACAGATACATTAGATACCCGCCACTGGGCTGCCGATTATGGCGGACTTAAAGAGCTTAAAGGTATTTTAGAAAGTCAATTTGATCACACTTTATTAGTGGCAGAAGATGATCCTGAATTAGAAACATACAAACTTTTACAAGAAAAAAATCTAGCTAAACTTACTATCCTTCCTAGGCTAGGGTGTGAAGGACTAGCAGATATGTTGTACAAATATGTCAATGGTGTTTATATCCCTGACATGTGGGGTGAAGCTGAAGCAGATCGTCTATGGTGCTACAAAGTCGAAGTTAGAGAAACCCAAAGTAACATGGCGTTTCGTGAAGGACATCGTGAGTGGAATGAAGACCTGTTCGCCTAAGGTAAACAAAATCCTAGACATACTCCAAGAGGAGTGTGCGGAAGTAATTGTTGCTATCAGCAAGATTCGCCGCTTTGGCATAGACAATAGTTACAAAGATGGCGGCACTCAACGTGAGCACTTAGTACAAGAGTTGGGCGATGTTACTTTACTAATAGAATTACTTAAAGCACACCAAGTATATACAGATAAAGAATTACATGTAGCACAAGTGAAAAAAAGTCAAAAACTAACCGAATGGTCAAACATATATGAAGATTAAAAAAATGTCAAAGAAAAAAGTTGATGTTAGCTTTTTAGATCCAGTAACGTTTGAAGTGATATGTACGTTTAATCAATGTGTAGACAAATTTACCATTGAGGGGTCGGAAGTATTAGAAAAGCAACCTAAATGGGCAGGTGGAGAGGTTATATTACACGAAATGTTTTATCACGAATGCAACGAGTGTGGTAGGCGTGTATTTGCTAAAGGTGATAGAACTAAAGCATATCATAGCTATTTGTCCGGTGTAATGCAGAAATCTGCAAATAATAATTTAATTAATCCCGAAGACCCAACTCAATAAAAATTAAATGCGTAGGGTAGAAGAACACCAAAAGAATGGCGTGGCAAAACACCAAGAGAGTTAGGATTTGATATGTTAAAGGACAATAATGGCAAAGATTAAAGTAAGTGAATTGTTTTATTCACTTCAGGGAGAAGGAAGATTTGTTGGCGTGCCATCAGTTTTTCTGCGGACGTATGGTTGCAATTTTACGTGTAGTTCATTTGGTTGCAAGCCCGGTGAAAAATCCACAGGTGCAGATGAAGTTGCTAAAGAAGTTAGCAAATATGATACTTTCTTAAGTTTACCCTTAGTTGAAACAGGTTGCGATAGTTACGCAAGTTGGCATCCTGCATTTAAACACCTAAGTCCAACATTAACTACAGAAGAACTTGTAGAACAAATGTTAGCATTAACTCCTAATAACATGTGGGCGCAGAATAACGGCAATGATGTACACCTGGTTATTACTGGCGGTGAACCATTGTTGGGTTGGCAACGTGCTTATGCTGAGTTGCTGAGTCATCCACGTATGGCAGACTTAAAGAACATTACATTTGAAACCAATGGTACCCAAGAGCTACATGAAGACTTTCGTGATTACTTAATCGATTGGGTTGATGAATTACCCGGACGTGAAGTTACCTTTAGCGTAAGTGCCAAGTTAAGTGCTAGTGGGGAAACTTGGGAAGATGCTATCAAGCCCAAGGTTGTTAATATCTATCAAACATATGGACACACATATCTTAAGTTTGTTGTGGAAACAACGGATCACGTTGACGAGGCAGTTCGGGCTGTAGATGCTTTCCGTGCAGGTGGATTTACTGGTGTTGTTTACTTGATGCCACAGGGCGGTGTTGTTGATCCATATGAATCAAACAAACTAAACATTGCCAATATCTGTTGCGAACGTGGATTTAATTATAGCCCACGCTTGCACGTAGACTTGTGGGGCAATGGTTGGGGCAAGTGAAAGTAAGGTACGGAATGTTTCCGCAAGGCTTATACGGAATGAATATAACAGGAATGTGGATGGACGAACAATACGATCCTTTTAATACTCGTGCAGAGTTTAAATTAGTTTATTTGCTATGGCCTAAGCGTTGCCATATAACTGGTCGGCGTCTTTGGCTAACCCATGCTTACAAAGGTACAGCAGTATGGACTGGGCCTGGAACTCCAGTTGAAGAACATCGTTACTACAACGAAGTAGAATACATTATACAGAAATTAAAACAGTGACTGATAAAAGGTCTAATGTCAGTGACGGGCGTACCAGCTTTGATATCACTGTGGGCAATGTCTTAATACCCTTCTTTAATAGAAATGTTAGCACGTATCCTACAGAGTCTAGTGGTCCAAAGTTTGATCTTGTACCTGTCACTAAACAAAAAGACATAATGATCAATCATGCTAGGATGTATGCCCAGCAGGAGTATGATCGTATTATGGAACTAGTTGCAGTACTACAAAAGCAAGCAGAAGGTATTAAACGTCGGTTAGATATCACCGACATGGTGCATGCTGCCGAATACCAGTTTCAAGTAGTAATGGGTAACCTGTACTGGTTAGTATGGGACCGTAGAAAAGAACAAATGTTGTTGGTGCAAACAGGACCCACAGATTGGACTACTGGTGTACCAGTTGACTATGAGTACCTAAGTCAAGTAAAATACATGGTTAGAAATTCAGGAGAATGAAAATGGCAACTAAAAAGCCAGTAGCAAAGAAAACAGTAACTAAGAAAGTTGCAGTTAAAAAGCCAGTAGCAAAGAAAACAGTAACTAAGAAAGTTGCAGTTAAACAGCCAGTGGCTAAAGCAACTGCAACACCTAAAGTCAAGACAACCAAGAAGATTGATTTTACAGGAATGACTCCGCGACAAGCAGCTGACGCCAAAGGAGAACCTTGGGTTAGTGTAGTAGCAGTGGAATTAGATCCAGATAATATCGGCAATGGTGCGTTTGAATTAGACTGGAATGAAAAGTTCATCACAAACTTGGTACGTGCCGGATACAAAGGCAAAACAGATAGTGACATGGTAGACCTATGGTTCCAAGACGTATGTAAGAACGTGGTAGCCGAAAACTTTGAACAATGGGAAGCCAATCAACCAATTAATGATCGTCCTAGAGAAATCAATCGTAGAGATATCGGTGATGGACGCACCGAGGTAAGTTAATATAGGTCAGTATGATTGTATATGTAAATGGTGATAGCCATAGCGCAGGTGCTGAAGCAGTTAACCCACATGCTTTTGCAGAAGATGATCCCTTGTACTGGGCACTGGGCCGACAACCTCACCCAGACAATCTACGTGTTAGCTATGGTTGCGAACTGGCCAATATGTTGTATGCTGTTCTAGAATGCGCTGCTGAAAGTGCTGCAAGCAATGACCGGATTCTAAGAACCACGCAGGAATATCTAGCAAACTTTCCAAACGACTCTAAACCAGATCTTGTTGTTATAGGATGGTCAACTTGGGAACGTGAAGAATGGCTTCACAATGGAATCTATTACCAAGTAACTGCAAGTGGCACAGATACTGTTCCTCACGAATTGAAAACGCAATATAAAGAATGGGTCGTTATGCAGGACCAGCCATATCGAGAAAAACGCTTGCTGGAATGGCACACACGTATACATAACTTCCATAAAGAATTGGATGAATTAAACATTCCGCATGTATTCTTTAATACCTATAGCCACTTTGCTCCTATACGTACAGGACAGATAACTGTATCCAGCATTCCACATAAAGAGCTCGACTGGGGCAATTCATATATTGACCCATATAATCCAGATCTTACCTACTACAATTGGTGCATCCAAAAAGGATTTAAAACAGTTAACCCAACGTCTTACCATTTTGGTGTAGATGCCCATTGTGCATGGGCAGAGTTCTTATATCAACGCATAGTCGAAAAGAACTTGACAGCTTAATCATTAAATGCTATTATAACTCAATGAGATACTTACTTGTAGATACCGCAAACACATTCTTCCGTGCTAGACACGCCGCTCACCGCCAAGCAGATACCTGGGATAAACTGGGTTTTGCTATACATACTACGCTAGGTAGTGTTAGTAAAAGTTGGAGAGATCAAAAAGCAGATCACGTTATTTTCTTCTTAGAAGGACGTAGCTGGCGCAAAGACTTTTATACACCATACAAGGCTAACCGTGCTGTGGCACGTGCGGCACTTACAGAAACAGAACAAGAGGAAGATAAACTCTTTTGGGAATCATTTGATAACCTTAAAGACTATCTTGCCAACAAGACCAACTGCACAGTACTGCAACACGAAAATTTAGAAGCAGATGACTTAATTGCAGGTTGGATTCAGAGTCACCCAACAGATCATCACACTATCGTATCAAGCGATAGTGACTTCCATCAACTACTAGCAGACAACGTAAATCAATACAACGGGATCGCAGATGAGCTCCACACTATTCAAGGTATTTTCGACAAAAAGGGTAAAGCAGTCATCGATAAAAAAACTAAGGAAGCAAAGGTCATTCCGGATCCTAAGTGGATTCTTTTCGAAAAGTGTATGCGGGGAGACCCCACCGACAACGTATTTTCGGCTTACCCGGGAGTACGTCGGAAAGGAACTAAGACTAAAACTGGTCTTGAAGAAGCCTTTGCCGACAAAGATAAGAAGGGCTTTGCATGGAATAATCTAATGCTACAACGCTGGACTGATCATAATGAAGTAGAGCATAAGGTTCTAGATGATTATAATCGCAATGTGGTCTTAGTCGACTTATCTGCACAACCGGACGATATTAAAGCCAAGATTACTACTACTATCGCCGAAGGAGCAGTTCTGTTAAATCGCCCTATGGTAGGAGCACACTTCTTAAAGTTCTGCGGCAAGTATGATCTTATTAAGATGTCAGAGATGGCTGATAGTTATGTTCGTTTCTTAGAAGCACCGTACCCGGAGAAATAATATGTGGATAATGTATGCTGGATTATTCCTTGCTACTGGAATAGGTATTGGATTCTTCGGTGCTATGTTAGTAGCCACTGTTATGGATTGGCGTCAAGCTCGCCTGGCTAAAAAGAATCTTGTTTGGTCAGAATTACAACGTACCGATTATGAACGTAGACGTCCTGCGGCAAACTAAGAAAAGTAAATGAATAAATTATTAGTGTTATCCTGCTTATTAGTTAGTTCCGTGGTGTATGCACAGCATAACCCAAGTAATCCTGCAGACTTTTCGTCTGCTACCTATGCACCAGACCAGTATGTAGATACTGCTCATTATGCCAATGGAGATAAAATTCCATATCTACTAACAGAATATCCAGGTGCGAAACCCAAGTATGCTGTTATTTTAATGCCCGGTGGCAATGGCACAATAGGATTACAAAAAGAAGCAGACGGTACAATCTTCTTTAATACCAAAGGTAACTTTTTAATTCGATCAAGAATACTGTTTGCCGACAAAGAAACTGTAACAGTAGTTATAGATCGGTTTAGTAGCGTTGACCGTATGCGTGGATTAATTGATGATTTGCAACGTAGATATCCGGGAGTTAAAATATTTGTTGCTGGTACTAGTTATAGTACACCTGACACAATGTATCTAGCAACACACATAGATGGCGAAGTTGCAGGGTTTATACATACTTCAGCTGTGGGCAGTTTTGACAGCACTGGATTAAAGAGTAAAAATATTGTAGTCGGTCACATTGGCGATAGTTGTAAATGGACCAACGGACCAGGCGCTGTTACCCACTCCAAGGCACTAGGTACAGATACTATCATGATGGATGGCGGTGATATCGGAGGTAATGAATGCTCGGGTATTTCACATCACGGATTCCTTGGAATCGAAAAAGAAACCGTTGACAAAATTAAAGAATGGATGAAGAAATGAAAAAGTTTTTATATTGGTACGACCTGCACTTTACACAAATCAGTTGGTTCACAATCGGCTGGATGAGTATGTGCTTGCTAGTGGACTTTGGCAAGGGTGAGTGGACGAGTTGTGTACTTGATATTGCCCTTATTGCATTAAATTATGTATTTCAAAGAAAATGACTACTGCTAAAGAACACTTGTTAATGTGGCCTGCGCTGGCAACTTTGGCTATCCTGATGGGGTTACTATTCTATGGCATTAATAGTTCTATGTCAGGGCAGGTAATGATTAACTGTAGTATTGCGGAAATTAGTCCAGACTATACTCCTGCTATGAAAGAAGAATGTAGAAAGTTGCGTAAATGACATTAACTTTATTATTGATTTGCTTGTTTACTAAACACTTCATTATAGACTTTCCCCTACAATGGGAATATCAGTGGAAGAACAAAGGCAAGTATGGACACCCAGGTGGCCTAATACATGCCACACTACATGGCATTGGCACATACCTTTGTTTCATCTGGTTTGATATTACTATAGCATTGGTATTTGCCGTTGCAGATGCTGTAGTACACTATCATATTGACTGGGCAAAAATGAATCTAAATGCTCATTTTGGATGGAAGCCAGAGTCAAGTGAAAAGTTTTGGTGGTTATTGGGCCTTGACCAATACCTACACGCATTAACATATATAACAATGATAGGATTACTTGTATGACTGAAATGATTGCTAAACCGATTGTAAAGAATAAGATGTGGATTGTTGAGCGGTATGGCAACAAGGTAGGAAACATCATGGCCGTGGAAGAAGGCGGATTTGTATATGTACACGATAATCAACGTGAACAATTTCCTAGCATTAAAATGATCAGTGCCAAGTACAATATTGAATTTGTCAAGGCCGAGAAGCCAAAGAAAGTTAAACAAGATACATACGATGTATATGGGTTTCCTACTAATACACAGCCCAATAATGAAGTACTAGATGTTCAACGTTACTTGCCTATCTACACCAAAGGCGCAAAGTCAAAGAGTTTCTTTTGTGCAGGCTATTATATCATTAAGTTTAGTAGCACATGGGTCCGTGCATACTGCCCTAAACTGATTACGTTAAATCGTTACGAATACCAAGGTCCATTTAAAACTCAAGAGCGCATGGTAGAATCAATGAAAGAAGCAAATGGATAATAACGTATCACTACAAATTAAAAAGTTCAATGACAAAGTAAGAGCAATGAATCAAGCCAACGCCAAGATTCTAACCTTAAATGCCGACGAAGCTCGCGGTTTACATGCTGAAATTTATGATTTGATGGCCACTATTGCCGGTTTAAGCAAGGATAGTACTGTTGCCACAGAAGTTACGCAGATTACTATGGATGGCGGCGGTTTTAAATAAACTGGGTATATATTGAGATAAATAAACTGTATATCAAGGATAGTTAAAATGTCAGCATTCAAACCCACATGGTTATATATTAAGCAACATAATATCACCGGGTTACAGTATTTTGGTAAAACCACAAGGAAAGACCCAATTAAATATTCTGGGTCAGGAAATCGCTGGTTAAATCATCTAAAAGCACACGGATTTGATATAACTACACACTGGTGTCAATTGTTCGTAACTGAAGACTCGCTAGTTGAGTATGCTACTAAATTTTCCTCTGAAAACAATATTGTCGAGTCGGCCTCGTGGGCAAACTTAAAAATAGAAAATGGCCTTGATGGCGGTGGTCGAATTAAAGGACAATATACTCATTCTCCGGAAGTAAAACAAAAAATTAAAGAAGCAAGAGCAAAACAACTGAATCTCCGCACAGGACAGAAACATTCTAAAGAAACAATAGATAAAATTAAAGACAAAAGATCTCAACAAATTAATATTGGTATGCGTGGTAAGAGTCACTCTGAAGAAACTAAGTTAAAGATATCACAAACAAAAAAGTTAAAAGGAACAACATCATGAGTCGACCTAAACCAACGGTGCTGTTGGATCATGTAAACAAGACAACATATAAAAGCGAACAGGTGTTAGCCTCTGAAGGCATCTGGGCAGTATTCTATGACAACCAACCCATCAATCTAAAGACACACAATATACTTGTGTCGTACCCTGGCCCGAAATATAAAAAAGTATCCTTCTCAAATAGCGGACATGCGATTAATCTTTGCAAAAAGCTCAATACCTTGTTTAAGAGCGATAAATTTTCGGTAGTACTTTTACGTGCCGGTGACAAAATCTTCCCCTAAGCGTTACACCCAACGTCAGCTTACTAAAATATTTGTAGACCAAGCTGGTATTCCTATTGGCATGACTACTGACATGCAACGGCGCTGGTGGAAAAATCCCACAGATGCAAACAGTCTCAGATTAAGTTTAGCCGGTCTACAGTTTGTTAAAGCTAATCTTAAAATGCAAAGTTATGAATTTGCACTTTCAGAAGAACTATCTAATCGCAATTTACTTCAACTCGAACGGTTGTTTAAGGGCATGTACTACTTGCTTAAACGACAAAAAATCATAGTATTTGAAGAAGAAGAAGCACTGATGCTGACATTGCACGGAAACGATTTAGTGTCGTATTTAGACAACATAGAAACAAACGGTTGACCCCTAATACTCATTAATATATAATTTACAGTTAGTTAACCGATTGGAATTATTAAATGAAAAATATCAAAGAGATAACACGTAAGATTGCAGAAAACTCTGCAGAGATTAAGCGTCAAATGAAAAATAATTCCTTTGACCTTAAAAAATTCCACGGTGCGGATGCTCATGCAGGTGACCTATCTGCTTTTGTATTATCTGCAAAAGCATTTGATATTTTAGCAGCTGCACATATTGGTGCATTACCTTACCTTAAAGAAAAGCGCGGTGCAGATGGTATTTTTATTAAAAACGGAAAAATAACAGAAGTAGAATTCAAAACGTCGTCGAGAACAATTAATACAGATAATTCATTTGTTACTAAACGTGGAGCAATTTATCTAACTAAAGAAGACAATAAACTGCTCGAGTGCGTTAAAAAAAGTGAATGTGTAAAGTTGGAATCGGCGTTTACTGCATCTTTTGGTGATATACAATATGAATCCAATTTGCAATCAAAATGTAGAGATACTTATCTGATTGCATTTGATGAACATACAAATCAAATTATTGATTGCTTTATGCTCACCGGAGATATCGTTGTTGATTATTTACAAACAAGTAATTCGATTAAGTTAGGAACCTTTATCAAACATGGCAAACAAGTGGCACTTGAATCGGGACCAGTAATTGGATATGCACAGTGGAAGAAAGCACTCGGGGTTACATTGCCATTAAAAAATACCTGGCAATAATACAAAAATTATAATAATGTTAAAAGAATCCTTATCAAAGTTTACTAAAGCAGACTACGCCAAGGTCAAACGCAGCAATATCACTCATGCAGAAAGTTTGATCATTGCAGTAGATGAACTTGATCGCTTAGTAGAACGTTACAATCGTAATGAACATACTGCACAAACTGGCCGACTACTTCGAGATAGCATGGACCATTGGATACGTCGTTATCATGGATATGTAATTGAGGGCGGTATTGGAGCCCATTATACAGAAGTAGGAGTCGATTTAAAGAATTGTATTTTTGAACATGTTATTCCTGCAGCTAAGGTCCGCGACATGTTAATACAAGGTATATTAACAACTGCCCAGGCGCTGAATACCCCCACTTGTTTTATTAGTAAATCCAACGATCGGTTATTACGTGAACATAAGCGAGTGAGTTCAAGTCCCGATTATTGGCAATTCTTTAAACGCTACAATGTCTTTGATACTACTACAAAGTTTACAACTCACACAGGTAAAGAGATTGATATTAACAAATGGACCTTGCAAGACCATTTTAACCTTTTTGGAATTGTATGAGCTACTTAGAAGAAATTAAAAAGAAGTACGATATCACAGATCATAAAGAAGCTAAGGTTAAAATACCCGAGCTTCCTACTAATGGCATTGTACTCATAGTAGGTACTAGCGGCTCAGGTAAAAGCACGATCTTGAACACATTAGGCAATAGCAATCAGATTCAATTTGATCCACGTACCGCAGTTATTGAAAATTTCTCTACTGCTGAACGTGGAGAAGAACTATTGCTTGCCTGCGGCCTGCGTACTATCCCTGCTTGGTTCCGTACACCCAACACACTAAGCAATGGTGAGCATCACAGATTTGTTATGGCCCTATGCTTAGATCAAGGAATCAATACCGTTGATGAATTTACCTCCGTAGTTGACCGCGATACTGCTAAAAGTCTTGCATTAAGTATTCGCAAGTTTTATGATCGACGTGGCACAACAGATCCATTGTATATTGCCAGTTGCCATAGAGATATCATTGAATGGTTGGATCCTGAATACGTTTATGACACAGATCTCTGTGTCTTAGAAAACCGGAGGTCACTTCTTCGACTGGGGAGACGACCAGAACTTGCACTCACCATCAAAAGCTCAAGTGTCGACTATTGGAGATATTTCAGTAAGTATCACTATTTAGATACTGCTATCAGCAAGTCAGCACACTACTATGTCTTGTTGTTAGGTGATAAACCAATTGGCTTTCATGCCGCCATACATTCAACCAACAGAGATATTCATTCGTACTGGCGCGGTCATCGTACAGTGATCCTGCCAGAGTTTCAGGGTATGGGTATAGGTACACGATTTAGTGATGCCGTTGCTGAAATATATGTTAGTCGTGGGCTACGCTACTTTAGCAAGACTGCACACCCTAGCTTTGGCGAGCATCGCGAAAATAGTCCACTTTGGAGACCTACGTCAATGAACAAGAAAAGCCGTGTGGGTAGCTATCTAAACAAGGATGGTACTGCTAGAAAGATGGCCGGATATGGTGGTACAACTACAGTCCGTGATGCTTACCGAGTATGCTACAGCCACGAATATTTGGGCAAAAAATAGTTTGTTCTATTAATAGAAATACTATATAATGTTTTAACTTAATTAATTTGGAGACAATATGTCAATTACACTAGAAAACTTAAAATCGGCCTTTGCTGGAGAGTCACAAGCATTTACAAAGTATATGTATTTTGCCAAAATCGCTCGCGCAGAAGGCCACGAAGATATTGCAAAGCATTTTGAACACACCGCTGGACAGGAACTATTACATGCACACGGTCATTTAGAATTGTTAGTAGGTAAGCCAACCACTGCTGAATGTTTGCAAATGGCTATCGCCGGCGAAACAGAAGAATACACTCACATGTACCCAACAATGCTTAAAGAAGCAGTTGAAGAAGGTAATATCGTTGCTGCACTTGAAGCACAAACACAAATTGACGAAAGCAAAGCTCACGCAAGTGAATTTACTGCTATTCTTGCCAAAGCAGAAAAACGTTTTGCAGCCTTGGCTCGAGTAGAGAAGCGTCATGCAGAAGCATATCAAACTAAATTGGAGACACTATAATGGAACAGCATATTTGTATCGTATGTGGACATGTCCACGATGAAGCAGTAGAAGGCGCATGGGATTCATTGCCAGAAACATTTGAATGCCCAGAGTGTGGTTGCGGTAAAGAAGATTACACAACAATGTAATCTGTAGCATAAAAACAACACCCTTAACCCCCTGTTTTTAGGGGGTTTTTTGTACTTAAAATTTTGGTTTACCATTAATTACCAAAATGCTATACTGTTGTTATAGTGAATAACAAGGAGCAGACCATGCAAGTACAAGTAAAAGACATTATTCGTTCTTACGATTTCAAGCCAATGGTTAACAGAGAAGATTGCTTTGTTGAAGGCGAAGTATTGGATCGTAACGATAGCACTCGTGGTTACCAAGCATATAAAATCCGTGTTACTAAAGATGTGTTTGATGGCAAAGAGTTTACTGAAGTTGGTTACAAAAATACAGGTAACCGTGTTGGTGAGATCGTGTTCGTTCCTTGGAAGGTTAGCTTTATGGAATACCAAGGTCGTATTATCAACTTGTCAAGATAAGGAGAAGCAAAATGGCTTACAACAGAAAAAATCATGTGATCCAAACAGCAGATGCCATCTGCGAAGACATGGGTTACGACAACTACGCAGAATTTGAAGCCGACGACATTGAATACATTGGTATGGAATGTCAGTGCAATTTCAAAGATGTTTGTGAAATACTCAACATTCCGTTGCCTGCATCGTTGGGCCCAGTAATGGCAGGATAAGGCTGTAATGGGGCCGTGCGGTCCCTGGGGAGCCTTGATACCCCAGAATACGAAGCGAGTCAATTTTTGCTGGTGGTTGCGACTCACAAACCTAAAACCAGCACTTTTTAACTAAGGAGATGTTGATGTCAAAATGTCAAACTATTGCCGAGTACAAAGAAATGGTACGCAACATGCCCGTGCAAGAATTAATGGGCTTAGCCGATACCTACAACGATTGTCAAAGCCCAGGGGTCAACGACGTTGTTATCCGCGACATTCTCAACAACGAAGTTGAGCGTCGTATTAATAACTGGGAAATCGCAGAAGTATGAACTACGAGCTAACGACTTGGGGCAACCGCGACACAGGCGAAATACACTATCTGGTAGATGGCGTAGAAGTTAGTAAAGCCGAATACGATCGCTGTTTTGCAGAGTACCAAAATGCAAGAGGGTAATCTGTTTATCATGGCCTGGGACTGCAATGGTCTTGAGGCTGTGGTTAATATTACAGATCTTGAAAAAGAAGCTACTTGGGCAACTCTGCAAGACAAGGAACCTTCAAAAAAAATTAGCCATATTGTAAATTACCTAATGACGCGAGCTCGTGCAAATAGTCAAAGACACTACGAAATCTATACTATGAATGTTCAAGAAGGACTTACAGACGAAGATATTCGCGGTATGTTTGAAAACGATCCGCAAGGTAGTGCTGACTTAATTCGTGATCGTGGTAATAAGATATATAGCGATCGCAGAGATGCAACAGCGGTAAAGATTGTTTGACCGTTAAAGATCAATATTGTATAATAGTTGTATAGTAAGAAATAAGTTAAATTCCGTAGTTAAATTTTAATAGGAGTCGTAAATGAGCGTTAGTGAAAATCGTACAGTTACCCCAAGTGAAACCCGTAGCCGTTTGTTACGTGCTTTCAAAGTAAAACGTCCAGTATTCTTGTGGGGTCCTCCAGGCGTAGGTAAATCAGAATTGGTAGCAGACTTGACTCAAGAATTAGGCGGCCTGTGCATTGACTTGCGTCTAGGTCAGATGGAGCCGACAGATTTGCGTGGTATTCCGTTTTATAACAAAGACAACGGTAAGATGGATTGGGCTGAGCCTATCGACTTGCCAACTGCCGAAATGGCCAAAGAGTATCCAGTTATCACTTTGTTCTTGGACGAAATGAACGTAGCGGCACCTGCTGTTCAAGCTGCAGCGTATCAGTTGATTTTGAACCGTCGTCTAGGTAAGTATCATTTGCCAGACAATGTTGTAATTGTTGCGGCTGGTAACCGTGAATCAGATAAAGGTGTAAGTTTCCGTATGCCAATGCCTTTAGCAAATCGTTTCGTACACTTAGAAGTACGTGCAGACTACGATTCATGGAACGAGTGGGCAGTTAAGCATCGTGTACATAAAGACGTTGTAGGTTACATCGGCTTCGCTAAACAAGACTTGATGGACTTTAACCCACGTTCAAGTTCACGTGCTTTTGCTACACCACGCTCATGGAGCTTCGTATCAGAGTTCTTGTATGATGAAGATGCTACAGATGCAGAATTGAGTGATTTGATTGCCGGTACTGTAGGCGATGGTTTGGGTGTTAAGTTTATGGCACACCGTAAGGTAGCTGGACAAATGCCTAACCCAAGCGATATTTTAGCTGGTAAAGTAAAAGAGTTGAAGGTTAAGGAAGTATCAGCAATGTACTCATTGACTGTTAGTATGTGCTACGAATTGCAGGATAGCTATGCCAAACTAGGCAAAGAAAAGATCGGCGAATGGCATGAACAAGCAGATAACTTCTTCAGATTTATGATGGATAATTTTACCACTGAGTTGGTTGTTATGGGAGCTCGCGTAGCTTTGACAACCTATAATCTTCCACTAGTACCAGGTAAGTTGAAGAACTTTGATGAGTTCCATAAGCGTTACGGCAAGTATATTATTGCTGCAGGCGGTAAGTAAGATTCACTAGCATCATAAATGGGAGGCATTCGTGAGATATAAGACCTTCCTACTTTTAACGGCACTACTGCTAAACGGTTGTGCCGTTCCTATGTTTATAGCAGGTGTAGCCAGCGTAGGAGTAAATGAATCAACAGGTCGTACTGTGTCGGATCATGTAGTAAGTGGAGCGACGGGACAGGATTGTAGAATAGCAAGATCGTTTGAAGGTCGAGATATTTGCCAAGGCAATACAGTTGCACCTACTTTATCGGTAACAGAGTCAAAGTATCAGTCATCGTCGACAGCAGAGATTACAGCAAGGTATAACAAGTGAAGGTAACTCGGTTAGATCGGCGCCACACTTGCTATAATATTATGAAGTATCACGTAGAAACTGAGTATGATTTTATGGGCGGGAGTGAACCCAGGATAGAAAAGTTTAAAGAATGGCGTAATTGGTGCCACGAAGTGTTTGGTCCAGGTTGCGAAACTAAGTGGATTGTAATCCGTGCAAAGCCAGCTGGCAATGAAGGTCAGTGCCGGATGGAATCAACGACTCGTTGGGCTTGGCATACAGAAAAAGATGAAATGCGTTTATATTTTAAAGATGATGAAACGCTAAGTGCGTTTATGTTGCAGTGGGGGTAATATGGAATACAAATTTATAAGAAATGATACAGATAGAATTCGTGCAATACATAACGGTAGGCCGCCTATGTTTGTACTCTTTTCTTTCCGTGACCAATGGTCAAAAGAACAGGTTAGAATTACCGAATCTAAAAATGGTTTCGAAGGATATTGGGTTAAGGTTAAAATTGATGATCCAGTAATCCAACAGGATTTTGAGGATACTGTATTAAAAAACTCAATTAATTGGGATCAAGTTGCCAATGATCGACATAATAAAGAAAAACAACACCTATTAGATTCATATCCATTTGTAATGCAGGCAAGAAAACTATCAATAGACGAGTGTCAAGAGTTAAGTAAATGGATATGTGCAAAATTTGGTAAGGAAGGACAACGGTGGGTAACTCATCGAGAAATTGGAATATTATTTAAAAATGAAGAAGATGCAATTTTATTTGCATTAAAGTGGGGGTAATATGATTTATAAAATGCCATTCCCGGTTTGGGAAAAGATTTCTGAATCATTTCCATTGATCGATAGTGGATATATAGACGAAGAAAGTATTATAAAATATCTTAAAAATGATTGCGGGCTTGTAGATACTGGTAAGTGGGAACATCCTGAAAAAGATGAATTTGGTGAGTGGGAAGATGGTAAAGAACTATACCATTATCGTGTTTCTAACAAGAAAAAGTTTGCATTATTTTTATTGAAGTGGGGGTAATATGGAAGAAGCAGAATTATTATTTAAAAGGTTCCCTGCAGAAAAGCAGGATCAAGTTCGTGGTTTAGTTGAATATGCTACTCTCATGGGCTTGACAGGCAAGGACCTTGTCAGCATCGGCGGCAAACTTGATCGTATCAAAGCGCAAAAAGAACGTGCTCGTAACATGGAGATTATCAAAAGTTTTAAGATAGACACTATCGGCGACGATAAACGGTACAAAGGTATCAATCGCGAGTCCGCATTAGATAATCGCTTTAAGATTCGTACTGCTACAGGTGCGTATAACTTCCAATACAGTTACTACGGCTGGGAAGTCCAGAGCTTGAAAACTGGTGTCGGAGTACGTCATAAGATCGATATCTACGCATACGAACTAGGTGATCGTAACTGGAGCCGCCTGTGTCGCTATGCTATGATGTTAGACGTTGCACATGGTAAAATCCAGCTGAATTTCTAATTAGAGCCCCTGTTTATGGGGTTCTATTTTGGTTGCCCATTAATTCCATTAAATGTATAATGTATGTATAGTGAAATTAAAGGAGCGTTAAATGTTTGAACTTATTGGTGAAATTACAGTCGGTTTAGTTGGTGTAGTTATCCTTGCTGTCGTTGCTTATAATTTGTTTGATATCGCCCGCACCGCAGTATTGGGCACAGACTTTTTACGCTGGTATATTGCACAATCTAAAAAGACTAATCCTACTTACAAAATGAAGGTTAATATTTTTAGTGCATGGATTGAAGCGTTTAAAACCATGTATGAGTACGGTGATGAAACTTCAATTACTCACAATAACGGTGCCAAATACAAACCATTTAGTCGAGTTTAAACCGTTGTTTTTAGACTACAGACCAACAAATCAGTTTAATGTATAATAGTTGTATAGTAAAAATTTAGGAGCATTTAATGACTACATTAGCAGAAAAAAGCAAAGTTAAAACAGTAACAGATCCCAAGGTAGATGCTAGTGCCCGTGAAAAATTGATCACTGCACGTATCGGCTTGCTGTTACGTCAGCCGTTCTTTGGTAACCTTGCTACCCGCATGAACTTGATCAATGCTGACGAATGGTGTCCTACTGCCGCAACAGACGGACGTAGGTTTTATTACAACTCAGAATTCGTTAATTCGCTTCCGCTGAAGCAGTTGGAGTTCTTGGTAGGCCACGAAGTGTTACACGCTGTTTATGACCATATGGGACGTCGTGGCAATCGCGATCCTAAGTTATGGAACATTGCCGATGACTATTGTGTAAATTGGGACTTGGTAGAACAACGTGTTGGTGACAAGATTCCTGTTGCCTTATACGATTCTAAATACAAAGGTATGTGCGCCGAAGAAGTTTACGATGACTTGTATGCCAATGCAGACAAAATCAACGTTGATCAGTTGCTCAAGCAATTACTAGATGAGCACTTGGACGGTACCGGAGAAGAAGATGGAGAAGGTGACGGTACTGAAAGCGACAAATCTGGTCAAGGCAACGGACGTCCTAAGCTCACAGAAGCTGAAAAGAAGGAAATCCGTGACGAGATCAAAGAAGCTGTCTTAGCCGCAGCAACCAGCGTAGGTGCAGGTAATGTACCAGGCGGTGTCAAGCGCATGATCAAGGACTTGATTGAGCCTGTAATGGATTGGCGTGAACTGTTACAACAACAGATCGAATCTACAGTTAAATCAGACTTTACTTGGGCACGTCCTTCACGTCGTAGCTGGCATATGGATGCAGTTATGCCAGGCATGAAACCGGGCGAACAGATTGATGTTGTCATCGGTATTGATACTTCTGGATCAATTACAGACCAAGACCTAAAGATCTTCTTGAGTGAAATCAAAGGTATCATGGAAGCCTACGATGAGTACAAGATCACAGTAATGGGTTGGGATACCGAAGTCGGCAATGTAGCTACATTTACATCAGACAACTTAGAAGATATCAGCAGTTTTGAACCAGGTGGTGGTGGTGGTACAGATCCACATTGTGTTTGGAACTACCTGCGTGAAAACGACATTGAACCTAAGAAACTGATCATGTTTACTGACTTTTGCTTTTACGGTTGGAGTCCTGCAGAGGTAGAACTGTACTGTGATACTGTTTGGATTATCAAAGGTAACAAGTCAGCAGAACCAGAGTTTGGTGTTTGGGCTCACTACGAGGATGCAGACAAGTGATAGGAACTTGGTTAACCGAAGCACTTTGTATAGTAGCTATTGCTTTTATACTATGTACTTTGGTTATCCATATTCTTAAACTAATAGATGAGGATTAAAAATGATTACACAGTTTGAAAAATGGTTATTCTTGGGCATAGGCTTTGTTATTGTTTCTATGATTGTGGCCGGCGGACTAGCAATGAAAAGTTCTAAAGAATGCAGATTAGAGTTAGCCAAGTCTGGTCGTAGCGCCGAAGAGATTGTAAAACTATGTCCATAAATTTTACTGCTAGCGAAAGTCCGTGGGTTACCCTACGTCGAGGTGATCCAAGTTTTCAACTAAATGGACCTTATAGTTTAGCCAACCGTGCCGGTATTCAGATCAATCGAGATTGCCCAGGTAATATTGCTAACGATATCAATTGGGCGATACAACACGGTTTCATTGAAGCTGTAGCAACTGTACCAAAAGATGATCCTACTTATATGTGGGAAACCTTAAAGAGATGAAACCGTTGCCCAATTTCCCGGATGACGAATTTCTAAAAGTGCGTTATAATTTTAATACTTGGAAACCAACAGTAAGAAGTCGTCAACTAAAAATGGTTAAGACTGGTACTTGGATGTTTGGCTTACTTGGCACTTATAAACTTGTTTACACAGATTGGACAGAGGAATAATGGAAACATCATTTAGAAGTAATAATGGAATTTTGTATAACCGATATTATGCATGGATTCCCACGCAAGTAACTAGCGGAGCATGGGTTTGGCTTACTATGTACTATGCTCGCGAAAAGAAAGAATTAGGGTGGGTAACTATGACCCCGTTTGAATTTATACTCGACCATAAAATTTAAGGACAATAATGGAATTTAAAAACCCTAAAGATTTAAAACCCAAAGAAGCACGTCAGTTAGCACTGGACCTGCAGGTTCGTATGCTTGATATAGAAAACTGTTTAGATGACCTAATGAGAGCTGTAGAGATTTCACAATACACTAAACAGTTCAATGTTACTGAAGTGTTTATTCGCGACGCCGAGGCATTACTCAAAGATCGCATTGTTATTCCTGAAGTTGATCAAGGCGCTTATAAAGCTACTATTGTAGAATCATCTGAAGAAGGAATACAGCAGGGACTAGATATTTTACACGAAGATCCTACCATCGAAAAGCGTAAGCACGGTGCTATTACCGGTATTGTAAACGAAAAGGGTGAGCATCAAGCGCCTAAGAAGCGTGGTAACATTCACGATACTGATGCTGAAGTATAAGGAAGCCAATCCCTTGGTGGTGTTCGGGCTCCGCGAGCTCGAACATTGCCCTCCACATTTTGTTCGAGTTGAGTTTGATATCCGCTCAACAGACAAGCATATTACTGATTGGATTTGGACCAACTTATCTGGACGTTTTTGGGTAGGGGATTGGTACAGCAAGGACAGCAATGATCACGTGATTTTTCGTAAATGTGCTGCATTTGAAATCCCGGGTGAAGCTAGTATGTTTGCACTTATCTTGGATCAAATTAACAAGCACGATTACGATTTCTAAACGGTAAGAAAATATTTTCCGGTATCTCCATTGGTAGTAAATAACTGTATAGTTAATACAATGGAGATACTATGTCAGACCAAACAACAGCAACACCAGAAGCAACAACAGACGCACCAGCAGTACAATTACAATTACAAGACTTGCTATTAGCTGCTCAAGTAGTTCAACTTGCTAGTCAACGCGGTGCAATTAAAGCAGAAGAAATGGAAGCAGTAGGCGGATTATATAATCGCCTAGTTACTTTCCTACAGGTAAGCGGTGCATTAACACCTGCTGAACCAACTACAGCAGAAACACCTGCTGAAACTACAGCCGATACTCCAGCAACAGATGCTCCAGCAACTGATGCTCCAGCGGCATAATAAGGAAAATCAAAATGATTAAGCACGTAGGCAAACACAATAGTAAAAAGATTGTGTTGTTATGGCGTAAAGTTCCAAATGAAACTCATATGGCTCTTTTACTTTATAGCGATACACTACCACGCATGATTCATGACGAAGTTATGAAAGCGTTGGAAAGCCCAATTGGACAAGAAGCTAAAGAATTTAGCGATGTATTGTTCCGCACAATTTTCTCTGATGGTCGTAATGCTCTTGAAGTATTGCACAGAGAAGGTTTTATTAAGAAAGTGCCTACTAGCCAAATCTTAATTACTCCAACTATGAAAAGTTCTGTTCGCTTAGATGAATTAAACAACATCCTAGACGAAATGGAAAAAGGAGATGAGGCTATCAAGCGTTTGTCAGACATCGACAAAGAAGCTGGTATGGTCAGTAAGAAAAAAGTTCGCGAAGGTCGTGAAGTGGGTATGCCACCAAACAACTCAAGTGTTAGTCGTACTAATTTAGATGTAGATGCTACAAATAGTGCTGCAGCATATATCAAAGGTGTTTTATCCGATGAAGATTTAGCCGCAGACCGTTTACAACAAGCCTCTACAATGAAAGCACAAGCTGAGCAGTTGTTAGCCGAAGCCAAAAGATTAGAAACAGAAGCAAAACAACTTTCACCAGCGAAAAATGTCAAAACAACAAGAGCCAAAAAAGCCGCGCCGACAAAAAAGCAAGCGGCTTAATTTAAACAAGAAGGACCAGTGGGAGAAGTTGCTCAAGGAAGTTTCTAAAGAGCAAGTCCCCATTGGAGTATTGCGATATATCACAGTTAATCTCACAGACGGAACTAGTGTTGATGTTGACATTGAACAAATGTTAGCCGACGGCGAAGATCCAGGTCTGATAGAAAAACTAATTAACGCAAAACTAGACGCACTCGATGATGTCATTACAGACGTTGACTTTCATATTAGTGTGGATGCAGTATCAAAAGTAATTCAACCTTTCACCGACGAACTCTTAAAGAATTTATAATATGTTGGAATTTATTTCCCCTGGCGGAAAACTCAATATAAAAATTTTATACAAAAAAGAGTTAGATGGTGGTGGTACGGAATTTGGTCAAGATTATATCACAGTTATAAAAGAACGCTATTCTAACAGAACATTTAATAAGTGTTATGAATGGTGTTCTGGCCCTGGGTTCATAGGATTTAGTATTCTAGATCATGAACTATGTAATAGCTTATGCTTGTCAGATTTATACCTACCGGCTATAGAATATGCTAACAAAACTAAAGCAACCTGTAGAAACGACATTTCTACGTATCATATTGATAGAGTTTCATTATTGCCCGATACAGAAATGTTTGATCTTGTAGTAGCCAATCCTCCGCATTATGCATCTATTGTATCGGAGGAAGATAATTACAACAGGATATGCACCGACCTTGATTGGCAAGCGCACAAAGAATTTTTTAATAATATTAAGTCACATTTATCGCCAAACGGAATTATCCTACTGCAAGAAAATGCCAAGGGGTCAACTGTTGAGTCATTTAGTACACTTATTGATAATACAGGTTTAAAAATTACAGATTCTTTTAGAAGTCGTGATTATTACAACGAAAACGACAACAGAAGAAAAATTTACTATATAGAAATACAACACTTATGATTAATGCCATATTTGCCGTTGACTTTAACGGTGGTATGGGGTTTAACGGCACCTTGCCTTGGCCTCATAACACTGAAGATTTACAACATTTTAAAAACCTAACTACAGGTCATGTAGTGGTGTGCGGGCGCAAGACTTGGGATGATCCTAAGATGCCCAAGCCATTACCAAACAGAACTGTATACGTTGCTACACATAGACCAGTAACTTATGCTATGCCCTTTAGTGGCGATATCAAAGAGAATTTATTGGCAATCGAACGTCAGCATACTGGACAAAATATATTTGTTATTGGTGGTGCAGAACTATTACAAGAAGCACATTCACTTTTGGATCGGATATATTTGACACACGTCAAGGGATCGTATAAAGTAGATACTAGGATATACGTAAAAGAATTCCTAACAGGATTTAGTCCCACTAAAGCTTCGGTAAGTAAAGATTTCCAATCAACATTCACAGTCTATGAACCATTATTTAAACGCATTAAAACAAGTCCTTGAACATGGTCAACAACGAGACGATCGCACCGGTGTAGGCACCATCAGCATGTTTGGCATGCAACAACGCTACAACTTATCCGAATCATTCCCAGCAGTAACCACTAAACGATTAGCATGGAAAGCCTGTGTAGGCGAGTTACTATGGATGATTGAAGGATCTGGTAGTGAACGTCGTCTAGCAGAAATTACATATGGCACAGCAGATGGTAAGACTACTATTTGGACTCCTAACGCACTAGCCAGTTACTGGAAACCCAAGGCCAACTATGAAGGTGACTTGGGTCGTGTATACGGAGTACAATGGCGTCACTGGCGTACTCCCGTAGAACACAAACAAGAAACATTTAAGAACGACGCTGGTACCTGGTTCAATCGTAAGGGTAGTACACATTTTAAAGAAGTTGATCAACTAATGAATCTGATCAATGGGATCAAGCAAGATCCACATGGACGAAGACATATCATATCTGCATGGAACCCTGGTGAGTTAGACCAAATGGCCCTGCCCCCATGTCATGTTCTTGCACAGTTTTACGTTGGTAAGGATAATAAACTGTCCTGCCAGCTTTACCAAAGAAGTTGTGACATGTTTTTAGGTGTACCCTTCAATATCGCTAGTTATTCATTGCTCACGCATCTAATAGCTCAGGTGTGCAACTTGGAGGTGGGGGAGTTCGTTCACGTGCTCGGTGATGCACACATATACCTAAACCATGTAGAGCAGGTTAAAGAACAACTGGATCGTGAACCATTACCTGCTCCACAACTTCTATTGAATCCGGACATTACAGACATCACCAAGTTTACCATGGCAGATATTCAGTTAGATGGATACACTAGTCACGCATCAATCAAAGCCGACATGGCAGTTTAAGTATTAACCAAGGAGTAGTATGAAGTTTATCATAACAGGCGGTAGTGGCTTTATTGGCCATAATGTAGTACGTCAGTTAGAACAAGAAGGTCACGAATGTTTTCTAATAGACAGCGTAACCGATTACGGATTTATCCCCAAGGATGAATTAACCTATTTGTATCGTGCCCGCAGAGACCGTATTCACGGCAATACACATCATATTGATTTACGAGAACACGATCGCGTACAAGCATTCTTTAGTAATTTTGCATTTGGTTGCGATGCAGTTATTCACTTAGCAAGTTTTCCCAGACAAAAAGTAGTTAGTGCTAATCCAGTATGGGGTGCAGAAGTTATGGGCACTGGTTTAGTTAATCTATTGGAAGTATGCAATCGTCATTGTATTCCAAAGTTTGTTTATATTTCAAGTTCAATGGTCTACGGAGATTTTAAAAACGATGTAGTGGAAGATGCTATATGTCGTCCGCAAGGGCAATACGGCATTATGAAACTAATGGGCGAAGACCTTGTTCGAGATTATACTCGTCGTGGGTGTTTTGACCATGTCATTATTCGTCCCAGTGCTGTCTACGGAGAATATGATGTTGAAGATCGTGTAGTTAGTAAGTTTATGCTTAGTGCTATGCGAGGACAAACTCTTAAAGTCAATGGTGCAAACGAAACCTTAGACTTTACTTATGTAGAAGATGCAGCCCGGGGCATTATGCAGGCCACGCTAAGTCCCAATTCTGTTAATAGCACTTATAATATCACAAAGAGTCATAGTACCACGTTACTAGAAGCCGCAGAGCTTGCTATCGGTATTGTAGGTAAAGGTAGTATAGAGTGCAGGGATAAAGATGCAGACTTTCCTTCACGTGGTGCATTAAATATCGATCGAGCACGTAGAGATTTCAATTTTGATCCTGTGGTTGATGTAGAAGAAGGCTTTGTACGATATCATCGTTGGTTTAGTGACAGCGAGTTTTGGCAAGATAAATTAAAATGAGTTACGATATCCCATTCATTGGCATAGCAAGACAATACAAGGAACTTAAAGACGAGATCCTTGATGCCAGTGATCGTGTATATCTAAGCGGACATGTGTTAGATGGTCCTTATACCCAGATGTTTGAACGACATATAGCTCAACGTTGTATGCGTCAATATGCAGTAGCAGTTAACTCCGGGACACAAGCTCTTGTGTTTGCCCAAATGGCTACATCACGTAGCGAAAACTTTGAAAACATAATGATTCCGGGTATTAGTTTTATTGCTACACTTAACTCTGTACTAATGGCTGGCAATAAACCTGTATACTGTGATGTAGATCACAATGCCCTATTAGATATTGACAGTATCGATTATGCATTAGATGGCAATGTTGATACTGTTATGTACGTTAATATATTTGGTAATGTATTAGATTACGATCGATTACTAAACGTAACCAAGTTCTTTAATGAAGATGTTATGATTATTGAAGATGCGGCACAATCTTTTGGTGCTACATATAACGGTATCCCTAGTGGTAAACTAGGCGATGTTAGTGTGCTTAGTTTTGATCCTACAAAGAACTTACCCAATTACGGATCAGGCGGCATGATATTAACCGACAATTACGATATCTATCAAGCATGTTTATCGTTACGTGATAATGGTAAGATTGCAGGTCACGACTTTGCTGGAACCAACAGCAAGATGTCAGAATCTGATTGTGCTCAAATGTTAGTTAAGTTAAAATACTTTGATACATGGCAACGCCGTCGTGCAGAAATTGCCGATTACTATGCAGAACACTTAACTGATTGGGTAGATGTTATGTTGCCTAATCAAGATGTAGAACATGCCTGGCACAAATTTGTTATGCGTACAGGCAATCGTAGTCAAATGCAAGGTTACTTAGCTAGTAAAGGTATCGAAACTAAGATACATTACGAGCAACCTTTATTTGAACATCCAGTGGGGTGGGATTATATTGATTACGCACGAGATTTAATGCGTGGTAGTAGTGCTCACGCACAAGAAGCATTAAGCCTTCCGATCTATCCCGAAATGACCAACTACGAAGTAGAACATGTAGTTGACAGTATTACCGCTTACTTGAATTAAAACGTTGTTCCAACCAGGCCCATTCGAAACTCAGTTTTAACCGCTCGTAGTCTCCACCAACTTCATCATAGTAAGCAATAGCATCTAGTGCGCCACGCACACTCCACTCAGCAAATTCTGCATGTTTAAGATAATTCTCATCTGACCATACACGTAAACGATGTTCTGTTTCTACGGTAGGGTCAGTTGCCATAAAGTGTTTTAACTTAACTACTTCGCGGAACGCAGTACGCCATGTCATCCACTCACTTTGATTATAGTGTGCTATGCCACTTAGGATAGGAACTGATTCGTGTGGTTGACTTAGTGTAAAGTCAATGCCCGGGTTATTGTTTTCTAGCACTAGTCGCTTGTTATAACAAATTACTCCCTGATGCCCATACTCTAATCCATTTACAGGGTTACGACTGTTGAAGATATAATGTTTGGGCTCTTGGAAGTAATCTGGAGTCCAGTCGTACCAGGGGAATTGATTACCCAAAACTTCCAACTTGGCAAACACCGCAAAGAACCAGGGTGTTGAACTTTGACGTGCAGCTTCTTGATAAGCGGCTGTACGCCCATTAACACCACGTACCCATTTTGCCCAATGGTTACTTTGATAGCATAAATGATCGTACCAACGTTCTTCATCTGGTTCGCCGTTACTAATGTATACTATGTCTAGGCCACCAACTTTGCGGCTGCCAAAGTAGTCGTTTAGTATAGGTTTCTTGTCACTAATGAAGGGGTAATCGTAGATTTGCGTCTTCAAATCAGCCTTGATATCTCTTGGTACTACACAGGTAGCTCCGGCACGCGATAACCGCTGAACTACGCGGTCTTTCTTGGTCCATAAGCAGGGTGCAATTACTATCTGTATATCTTTTTGGTTTGTAAATGTCACATAGGGAGTTTCAAACTTGTAGTTTTTAATTTCGGTTACAAGATCGTCTGTGTCGTAATAATGCACAGGTGCATCAAATCGTTCCACCACTTGGTCATGACAATAATTGATAACATTAAACCAATCTAGTAGGTCTAATTCAATCATTTGTTTCTTAAATGATTCTACGTGTATATAGAATGTGTCTCCACGATCTTCCATACCGCTAGGGAATACATGAATCATTTCTTTTTGCCAAGGCTCAGGTTGCCATGTAAAATCAAATTGGGTGTAATCGCATACGCTGTTAACAATCCACACGTATTCCGTTTCCGCTGTTGTCATAATACGCTTAAACGTATCTAGATAATTGTCTACGAAACGTGTCATGACAATATCAGGGTGCTGAGTGCGTAAGTATTCATATTGGTGACGGCTAGTAGGATTACCGTGATCAACATAATAGATATTATGCAGGTTATCCGGCTTGCTTACAGTTTGATCTGTTACAAAGTTCAAGTTAGGAAATTGTTCTAAGGTAGTTGCCCACTTGGTATGTCTGTTAAATTCAAATTTGTTTATTAAGAATGTATCGGACCACTTCTGATGTTGGCTTGGAAATACATGAGTCATGTAGGTTTGCCAGGGTTCTGCATGCCATGCAAAATCAAAGTTGGTGTAGTTATATTCACTACTTACGATCCAGAACTTATTGGTCTTTGCACGGGTAACACAACGACTGATAGTATCCATTATGTTGTTGGCATAACGTACCTTGTGTATTTTAGGATACTTCTGTTTTAACAGTTCGAATCTGGTCTGTGCTGTAGCGTTATTCTTATCTATAAAGAAGATATCTAGCGCAGTAACCGCAGTCTTTTCTTTTTCTAATTTAGGAGGCTCGCTTTCAAACTTGGGCTCTGTTGCACCAGGGACTGTATACATGAGTCCGGTACTAATCTGATAGTCTGACCCAAAGTGATGTATGTAGGGTTCATCGTTAGGATGCGGACACCATGTAAAGTCTATATTAGTTTGATCAATTTCCTCGGGGACGGTCCATAGAGACATATCTGCTATTAGCCGAGCAGGATTTACATCCATGTACTTGCGTTCAGTTGCCCCGGGTACAGTATATTCTACTGTGGGCATTACTTCTGCAGGGTACCACTGGTTACCAAACACATATATGTAAGGTGTATCGCCCGGATCTGGTAGCCAACTATAATCAAACTCACAATCTACTAGTGTATGCCAGTGATTATCATGTTTCTCTAATAGCCTAGCAGGTATATCCATGAACTTGGTTTCTGTTGCACCTATCATGGGATATTCTACCGTGGGCATAACTTCGCCAGGATACCACTGGTTACCAAACACATAATTGTAAGGAGGGCTTCCGGGATCAGGCTCCCACGAGTAATCGAACTCACAGAGATAATGTGTCTTAAACTTACCAGGATGGTCCATGCGTGTTGCTTTAGGTTCATCTAGGTATTTGTATTGTGTGGCTCCAGCTACCCGATATTGTAGTGCAGGACGTTGTTCAGGAGTTAGCCATTGATTACCAAATACATAAATGTAAGGAGGCTCTGTAGGATCTGGTTTCCAACTATAATCAAATCCAGTGATATCGTCTAGGATTTCCCATCGTTCCATGTTGGGCTTAACAGTTACAACAAAGTCATGCACGAACTTAGATTCTGTAGCGCCAGGAATACAATACGTAGCAGTAGGATCTATTGTGCCAGGATGCCATTGGTTACCAAACACATAATTGTAAGGAGGATCTGCTGGGTCCGGGCACCAACGCCAATCAATGCTTGCGGGATCCACGGTGTTGGGAATATTCCAGTAGGTAGGGTCCGGCAGTCTATGCACACCTTGTTCACTATGGAAATGGAACTCGCCACTGTTGGTCTTTTGCGCTAGGTACACTTCTCCGTTGGGTTGATACTGATTGGGCCATACATGAATAAATTGACTTTGCCACGGAACAGGAACATAATCAAAATCAAATCCTGTGTAATCATTGAGTCCATAAATATACCAGTAGTATGTTGTTCTACTCTTACTGGCCGCATCCTCAAGGCTAGTCGCAGGTTGTTCAAAAGCAAACAAGCCCGGTTTTGGTCCACAATAAAAAACATCAAACATGTATAATATCCATAGTCATTACGAAAACATTTTCCTGCAATTAAAAAACATTGTAGCATATCGACGGCTAATTTACCTAACACCTTATGGTTCAACTCAACCAGAGAATGTAGAGCGCATATCCGACGATGTTCACCCATCGTTTGACCCATTTGATCCTGCTCAAACAGTATACAATAACCCAATGTTTATCTTCTACGACCAAGAACCAATTTATGGTGAATATAATCACGGCTTGTTTGATTATATCCAAAACAACTATGCCGGCCCATTTGTTCTTGTTACGACCGAAAAAAATAGTGTACCATTAGATAAACTTAAAGAAAAATACAAATGGGAAACTGCCTACTACTTCCATCATGCATTTGCTGCACACGATTGGTTCCGCGGGTATCGCTATTGTGCCGACTTGGTAGCGCCGGCAGACCGTAAATTAACCAAAAAATATATTTCGTTTAATCGGTTAACCAGTAGCACACGAGTATATCGTACTATACTGATTAACGAACTATGCAAACGAGATCTACTAGATCAAGGTTACGTTAGTTATAATGATGTATGTCCCGATGGTGGCACATATCAAGAAAACTTAGCACTGGCAGTTACCAACAAGTTAATTACGGCCGAACTTGCTACAGAAGCAGAAGCAAATATTGCAAATATATCATTGCCATTACGCATCGATTATCAAGACCAAGCATTTATTCCAAATCATAGTTTTGTATTAAGTGCAGTAAAAGAAACCCAAGAAAGTTTTTGCTACTTGGTAACTGAAACCTGCTACTGGGAAAGTAAACACCATCTAACAGAAAAAATATTTAAACCTATTATAAGTAAAATGCCTTTTGTATTAGTAGGGCCTGCACATAATTTAAAATACCTACGTGAGTATGGATTTAAAACATTTGATAAGTGGATCGACGAAAGTTATGACGATATAGAAGATCCCATTGAGCGCATGACTGCAATTGGTAATACTATGAATAAGATCTGTGCATATAGCTTAGAAGAATTGCAGGACATGTTAATTGATATGCAAGAAGTACTAGATCACAATTATAATAGATTTTATAGTAACGAATTCTTAGATGACTGTTGGAACGAACTAGTTACTAATCTTAAAAATGCTATGCCTGAATATCTTAGGTAGTTTTTCCAAATTTAATTTTATTCCATACACGCTCGTGGGCCCAGTACAAGAACATCTTGGTAAATACTTCCGTTCCGCCAATGGCCACAGCCAGTTTAACTTCGCCAGTAATTAACCAACTAAGCACAAAGGTATCAAACGTTCCAAGAGTACGCCAACTTATGGCTTTTACTATACTGCGTAAATTGCTATCACTAGGTGCTTGTGTTAAGTCTGCGGCAATTGCTCGAACCCATTTATCAGACCAATCAGTTACGTGGTAAGTAGCACTAGTAGGTTTAACAAATACCTTGTTGGTATCTTCAAATCGACCTGCTTCAATTGTGTCCATCCAGATTAAAATATCTGCTTTAAATATTTTTCTCAGTTCTTCTGTAGGGCACACAAAGTCACATATAGCAAAGTCTGCATTGGATTCATCTGCTAACTTACTCATACGCTCAACTTGTCGTGTTCTTCCTTCTACACTAAAGTCCCAGTCGTTAAATTGTTCACGTACTGTATCTGCATTAAACCACGCAACTGTGTGGTTAAGCATCAACTTCTTAACTAGTTCTTGACTCAGTGTAGTTTTACCAGAGCCCGGTAGTCCCATCACAAGTATTTTTTTTGTCATTTGAGGCCCATCGACTTTCTAATATCGGTTGCTGAGATTGCGTGGGTATCTTCGTCGAATACTTCGTTTTCAATTTTATAACCAACATTACGACCATAAGTGATATTTGTAATGTTAGGAACAAATAAAATGCAATACTGTCCGTCATATTTTTCCTTTAAGTTTGCGTGTATAAAGTTTTCTACTTCTTCTTTTTTAAAAGGATTACTGTCATTCCATCCTTCACAGTCTCGAATCATAATACACACTTGTCCAGTTTTAGCAACGGCACGATCAAATAGCGCACGATGGCCTGCATGCCATGGTTGCCACCTCCCGAGTAGCATAGTTGTTGGTGCCTTCCAATCAAAACTCATAATTTCTCCTTACAATTATCAAAATGATGTTTTTTCATACTCCCCGGGTATCTGCCTTCTGTTTTACAATGCGGGCATACTACGTTAGATTTTGATTTAATAGTATTTGCAGATTTTTCCCGAGATTCTTTAGTAATAATTTGCTTTGTACGGGCTTGTCGTATTTTTTCTTTGGTCTCTGCGCTTACGGTTTTCCCTGTGTGCGTTTCGGTTATTCTTTTTCTATGTGCAGGGTCTTTCCATAGGGCAACCGATGCGTCTCTCAATTTTTTGATATATTCTGGGTTTTGATTTCTTTTTTTAGCAGATTTGCTTAATTTAGTTCTTACTTCATCGTCTAAATTAAACATTATATTATTTCTCTGGTTATAAATATCCTCTGACGTAATATCTAACTTATCTAATAGAGAACTTTCGTATTCCTGGCATTCTTTCATAGTACCTTTATATAATATTTCTCTCTGCCAAATATATTCGGGGTTATTAAAATCTTCCCAAAATTTGTTCGACGCAGAGGAACATACATATCCATCGGTCTCTGTCCCTTTGTGAAATCCTACGTAAATCTTGTTTAATGTTTTATTTGTCCATTTATAAACGAATGAGTCCATATCTTTTCTCCTGCATAGATATTTATCATTCTGTGCCATTAACCTAACATTTATGCCATTAACCTAACATTTAGGAATGTACTCTTACTCCATAATGTTTTTCAAATGCTTCAGCATCTGCACGGGTGTTTACTAATGGCTCGCCTTTGATGTTTAAGCTAGTGTTAAGTAACATAGGACAGCCTGTTACCACATACCACTTTTCTAGTAGTTCGCGGATTCCCGAACCATCTTTTGGTACTGTCTGTATACGACTAGTCCCATCATAATGAACGATAGCAGGAAATAAGTCAGGATACCGACAAGTACCGATGACTTGCATATACCTAGTATTAACGAAGCTACGAGGCATATTAAAATAATCATTAACATGCTCCTCCAAAATAATTGGGGCGAAAGGTCTAAATTCTTGTCGTTTTTTAATTGCATTTACTCGATCCTTTATATCGGGTCCTCTTGGGTCGGCAAGGAGACTTCGGTTGCCGAGAGCTCTGGGTCCAAATTCTGCTCTTCCGGAAGCAACTCCAGTGATTTTATCGCTGAGTAAACTATCAAGGACGGCATTGACAGGGTACGGTCCGCTAATGTCTGTACCAAGAAATGCGTCTTTAAACTCAACTCGTCCGCCGTAAGCAAGCGCGGCTGCACCAAGGCTACTACCAGCATCGCCAGGATTAGGCATGATCCAAATTTTTTCAAAATACTCACCGAGGTTTCTATTAGCTAAACAGTTAAGGGCAACACCGCCCATGTAACACAAGTTCGTGCTCCAGTTAAAATCCTTTGCACGACGCATTACATTATATATCAAATTCTCACATAAATCCTGTGCAGAACTGGCAACGTCTTTGTCGTCAAAATGTCTGCCCCACTCGTAATTGGATCCGGTATGTAAGTTTTCTCTGAATATCACTTCATTCTCATCGGCCACTAACCGCATCTTCATCCAGGCGCTTGCTACCCGACTACCATATGCGCTCATGCCCATTAAGATGTATTCATCTTCGTTGGGCTTTAGTCCTGCTTCTTGTGTCATTGCACTATAAAATAGCCCAATGCTATGCGGATATTTTTGCTTCCACAACACTTTATATGTTGCACGACCATCAACATACTCTGCACCAATAATACTGATAGTGTCCCATTCACCTATAGCATCAATAACAACCACTGTAGCACGATCAAATGGGCTTGTTTGGAATCCTGCGGCCGCGTGACTTAAATGATGATTGCAAGTAATAACAGGAACCTTGTGTGTTAGCATTGAGTGTAGTTGATCCTGCACAATCCGACGAGCACTTAGTTTATTCCATTCAAAGCCTTGCCCGCTGTATAATTGTCGTAGTTGTTTCTTCCAGGGAGTTTCGTAGTAGGCAATCGATTCAATATCGTTATAACTACAGTAGCCGCGGATATCTACAATAAGTCCTGTGTCAATGTTGGGATCGTTCTTGATTCTGCTGTAGCGTTCTGAATGCCCAGCAAATAAGATTTCACCTTGATTGTTTAATACTGTAGCGGCAGCATCATGGAAGCCAGCCGAGATTCCTAATATGTTCATTGATTTTTTCTGCTATTCGTTCGTGTCCTAATTCTAGAGGATGACCGCCTGGACCTTTGGGACAATCGCCCTGAAACTCTAACATGCCATTAATTGGCCAACCTACATAATTTTCAACTTTATATTTGTCCCACAAGAACAAAAAATCATCTTTGTATAATTCAAAGTGACCTTGCAATCCTGCAACATTTACAAATAAATACGGTTGATTGATACTAATTAGATATTGTTGTAATACTAATACCTGCGTAAACCATGTGCGAAAACTAAACTTTTCATCATAGCTGTACTTGTAATATGCTGGTACCCACGGTATACCGCGACGGCCATTGTGATTAATACAAATAGGCATACCGTTAGTCCACGTTTCAATTCTGCTAGTATCGCTCCACCCAATGATAACTAAATCAAACTTTTGTTTAGCAGTTTCTTCGATTACTGTGCGAACTATATATTGATTACTACCAGCACCTTTACCTAAGTTTAATACTTCATTGCTTAATAATCGAGACAATACATACGGCCATGCATCCAAAGTTCTGTTAGTCAGTTCTTCACCATATGTAAAACTATCGCCTACTGTTAAGATCATTTGTAGATAAAAGGATCTCTTTTACGCAACTCTTTTAATTTCTTGCGATAGCTTATTTCTAACTTAATTCTGTTGTATATGCTTTTTAACCAATTCATTGAATTTCTCCTGCATCAATTTGGATGCGTCTATATGTGCTTGTTCTAAGGGGTGATCTTGCGGACCTACATCGTATTTATTCTCTACTGCCCACTGGTAAAAACCTCTTGGATCCATAGTTTCGTGCGGCATAATACCAGCCGGAAACATAAACCAATGTTCAAAATCTGAATTAGTTACTTTGTCTAATAGTGTTGGGTACGCACAGTTATCTGCACAAGTAAACATAAACGGTATGCCATGCTTCTGCAGATAAAACTGTAACCCAAAGATTTCGTCTATGGCATCAATCTTGTTATCACGACTAGGCCAAGTCCAGCATACAATAACAAATAACTCTCCTAGTAACAAAGGGTAATGTTCTCTCACGTTATCACAATAACCCTTAACCGATTCAACAATACCCTTATTACTCATCCCGGGATATGCAACACATACGTATTCGTTATCTTCAGCTAACAAGGCAGTAAAGGTATTGCGACTGTAGCTTGTTTGTCTGCCGTCGGGTGAATCTGTTAATTCACTACCGAATATAAAGCTATCCCCGGCGCCTACTATAATCATCTGTTTTTGTAAATTATTTTAACTTGTTGATCTGTGTAATTTTTGTCTGACCAGTTATAGTTATACGTTGCTTTACTATCGCTAGTTTCAATGCTGTACACGTTTAAGTGATTGCCCAGCAATGCCCATATATCTCGGTAGTCGGCAGAATTAAAGCTACGTGCTAAGTCTACTTGCCCAACCTGCGGATGACCAATGGTTAATGTTTTATCATCGGGATCAAATTTATTTGCAATTAACCATTCTTTAAATTCTGTTAGTTTTGTTTGTTGCCAATGGTATTCACCGGGATTGTTTGCCCATTCTATATCAAAGTCTCCAGCAGCTTCTGTCTGCCCACGTAAGGTAGTGGTTGTAAGTTCACCTATGCGACTATCTCTACCTTCGTCTTGGAATACTTCATAATGATGTTTTCCTACCGCTTTGTTTACCCCAACAAACACACCGCCTAATGGTCTATTGATTGTATCTATACCAAATAGTTCGTAATCTTCTTCGTCGAGCACAAAACGTGGTGCGTGTAACCAACACATTAGTTGACTAGGCCTGCGCCATTCGGGTGCGTGTACTGCCTTACGCATACTAAGCACAAGACTTTCGTATTCGTGGCATAATAAGTTTAGTTGACGTATATGCCAACGTATAGTGTTATCTGCTTTATCGTAAAAAGGAGACATACTTCCACTAACACCTTGTAGATCTTCAAAATATCTATGTAACCGGTTTAACTTGTCATGTACTAGTGTTCCGCCCAAGGATTCCTCAGTGATCTCCCCAGGAACAATAGTATTGTCCACACTAAAGTAATCATCGATTTGATAGCCAAGCCCAGCTAGATTAATAGCAGATATACTATGGTTTACTTGATTCATTATATACCCTGCGTTGCGAGTACTTTCAGTAAATCCTAAAAAGCAATAATTCTTTTCTAGATGATAGTTATTTTTAATTAGTTCGTTTAGTGCAGTAAGCCATTTACGACTTAGACTGTTGTTGTGGACGTTGATATATACAGGTAGTAAATCGCCCGAGCGATCATCCTTTAATATCATTGTTATTTGATCAATTAATTGAGTCATACCATTCAAGTGCTTCGGGTCTTTCAGACATTATATCTCTAAAAGTATACACATCTTTTCGAATTTTTTCAAGTTCTAATACACGGGCTTTGCCCTTTTTGAGTCCTGCTTGGTATTCGTTGGGCCAGTGTTCGGCAAAAGTGGGTCTTGTTTTAAGTTGAACAAGTATGTCGTGTAGAGCACCTTTATCAATGGTGTGCAAGATTTCGTCTACCCAAGGATGTAATACGTCCCTAGGTAGTGCCAGCGGTGACATAATGATGTCCGGACTAAACGAGAACACCACTTTTGCTAAAACATCTACTCCGAGTTCTTGCGCGAGTTCTTGTATCTTTTGTACTTCAAAGAGTCCTGGTGTAGTAAGAGTGAAGTCCAAACGGACCTGGCGGCGGTGAGTGCTGTATGCAAGTCCTTCGCGGATGTTCTCAAGCCATGAAGTAAAATCAAGACCTGATCTAATATACTCTCCAATTCTGCCTGTACCATCGATGCTTGCACAGATTTGCCAGTCACGTAGCCCAGATAAAATATCCCTATACAGATTGATACCGCGATAATTGATGTGACTAAGATTTGTGTTATATCTAGCATAAACATTTTTTCCATCTCCAAGTTCTATAATCCGTTTCATGTAGCGCCAGTGTTGCTCGTACATTAGCGGCTCACCTCCCACCCAATACACCTCTTCCACTCGGTGTTCCTCAACAGCAGTAGCAAACTCTTGCTCTACCTGGGTGTCTTGAAACTTTTCAATTTCTACCTTGACTTCAGGACGCATCCAATTATTTTTTGGATTTGTTAAGTCGATCATCCCGTGTTGCTTCTGCTCACTCTCCCAAGCACTTGACAACATGTCACCGCACATGCGGCATTTAAAATTACAAAGATTGCTAAATCTGTAATCCCACGATACTGGTTTCATTGTCGTGTAGCCTGTCACATCAGTATGTTCCATAGCTTGTAAGTACTTATGACCAAACAGTTGGTTAAAATAACTACGGTAAACGTCTGTGTTTAATAGCTTGTCATTACATACTTCGCACTCGGGTAAGGTTTCCCCGGCCATCATACGCTGACGTACCGATTTCATGTGGTCGCTGTTCCAATGTTCATCCAGAGTAATTGGTATATATCGGCCAGTGCCTGCCTTTGTATCTATGTACTGTTCAAAGTTTTGTGCTGGTTCGCGACTTGCACAACACATACGACGTTCAGTCTGAGGACTTAGGTAAGTGTGTACCCACGGTGCCATGCATAGTGTTTCTGGTTTATTCATTAATGCGTTCTATTAGATTAGTATAGTATTCGGCTATCATAGTATGAGTTGCCAATTCTGTAATGTGGTAAAAAGGCCTAAATGTCTTTGTAACTGGATAGTCCCACAAGTTAATGTCGGCTATAAAATTTTGATACTGTTCAAAGTATTGAGCGCCAGCATTAGCAAATGATTTATGCTCAAATCCACCTTGATCAAATTTAAATGGAATATTGCTGTTGATTAATTTTTGTAAAGTATTTTCAATAATACACTTACTTTGGTATATAGATACTTCCAAGTCAAAAAACTCTGACACATAGTTGCGTAATAATTTCCGTTGTGGCATACTAAACTGTGTAGTATCATCTATAGAATGAATAGAGTATGATACTATTGTATTATTAAATCGTACCTCTTGTCTAGTACAACTTGTACCTAAACAGATAATGTAATCCGGGTCGTTTGCAATCGCTTGATCGACCTGCATAGAAATTAATAAGTTACTCGAACACACCCTGGCCAAATTAGTAATGTTAAACTGGTTAGATAACATGTCAACCCAGCAAGGACCGTATTCTGGATCGCTTACTGCAAAACTATCACCACATATATAGACAGACTTAGACATGTAGATACTGCTCAATTGAATTAAAGATTTGATCTTTGGTGTACAAATACGGAGTCAATAGCGTAATGTTTTCTACCCGACTGTATGTTAAATTTAAGCTGGGGAAAAATTTATCAACAATTTCTCTATTGGCAATTGGTTCCGATACTAAATTTTGTTCTCGTGTGCCGGAGTTGATCATGTTACTAATATCAAATTCTATGTTGGTTAAATCGTACCATTGTAGCGTATAATCTAGATTTATTTTATCGGTGTACACGTTATGCTTGAGATCATACAACGGGTTCTTTTTAAGGTCCTTGTGTATCAATGAACTTAATCTTGGTATATACGAATTAAAATTGGATTTAACAAATTCCTCTAACCATAGTCTATTTTTACCGTAAGGTAAATTGGGACGCAAGATACTATCTACTGTACCGATCAATATTACTGTGCCAATTTCTGTAGCTTTTAGTGCAGTAGCGAGATTCTGAATATTAACAAGATCAGCATTGGCATCAGCATTGGCCACTAGCCTGTTGCCTGTTGGGGCTGCTATATACACTTTATCAAATTTATAATCGGAAATCTGATTAATATTACTTGAATTAAACTCATGTGTATACGGAATTGTCTCTTTGAGATATCCGCCAATTAATCCATGTGTGCCAATGATTGCATTCATAGGGTATTTATAAACTCCAAAATAGGATCTAATATTTCTTTTTGTATTATGCCTGAGATAAATGTTTCACTATATAAATGATTAAAATTGTGCTCAATTATCTCTGCAGATAGACTATCCCCAAATAATGAAACGCTATTGCCCGAATCTGCGTATTCTCTATATAACTTATATAACTCTGCTACTACTTCTGTTACCGCAGTTATTCTTGATGTACCGTGATATGTTGAGCTGTAATAATACGATTTGTCGATAAATTTCTTTTCTATTGTAACATCACTCGGGATAGTGTCATACGATTCATTTATTTTGTGACTAAATGTTGCAAATCCTAATTTTTTAAATCTATCCAGTATTCCGGTGTGCCCTAGTATAATCATTGGATGTTTGTATGCAAAAGGTTTAATACTTTTTTCACTTATAAACTCGTCGTCTTCCATGGTTGTTTCTGCTACTAAACTAAATTGTGTAGTAGAATACCAAGATTGATTTACGTAGGTTTGCCATTCGCCACTGGCATTATTGTATGCAATATCGTCGGGAATAAACACATTGCGAGATGCATAGCTTATCAATGAAGATGCATGATACTGTTTTATATTATCATATAATTGTGTTCTATGATCTCTTTCGGCATTCATAAGACATAACATAAACTTGGTCGGCTTTGTTGGAATAGGTATTATAGTATTGTTATCTCTTAATAGACTTTGATTGGCAATTATCCAATTTGGGGATTTTAAATTTAACACATTGTTGGTGGTTACTGGCGTACCAGAATGATCCCACAGATAATCATGAACTAGTTTGTATCCGTCATCAACTAAATCTTGATACCAATTTGATTCTTTCCACCACGCCCATAATACATAATCAACTTTGTTGTAGGTAGCAGTTACGTCATATGGTTCTATATTAAAATAGTCAAGCAAGTACGGATGCCACTTTTTGTTACAAACAAGAGATTGTAATCCAGTTACTGGATGATACAGAATTGTTTTTTTATTCATATCCCATAGCTCGAGCTATTTCAGGATGTGTATCTGTAAAACATTGTTTGCGATGGGCATCTGTACGTTGCATTTTAAATAAGAACTCACTGCCGTCGCTACCTGTACCATTTTCAATAAACTTAATTACATTGTTTATTTCTTGTTGATACTTGGCAGACGACCAGAAGGTTGTTTTCAGTTTGTTTAATACCAACTCCTGCGCGGTAGGAGTCATTTTTTGTATGCTCATATGATCTGGGCTGTGCATCATATTGAAGTAAATACTACCAAACGGTTTGGTATCTGCCCAAGCAAGTAGTTCATCTAGGTAATAAACGTTCTGTATGTTAATAGTAAAGCATAACTGTGTAGTAATGTTTGGAGTATCTATACGGCGAGCTAGATGCACATCGTCAATAATTTTATTTGCTAGATCCCATTTAGCGCCATAACGTTCGTACTCGAATCTTTTGCCCACGTTGTCGATACTAAATGCAATATCTACTCGTCCAAATTGATTCCATATCTGTGTGTTATCACTTAGCTCTTGTGTAGCATTAGTGTTGTAATGAATATCAATATGTTTACTATGTCCCATGGCTGCTGCATATTTTAATAAATCAAAATGTTCTTGTATCATCCATGGCTCACCGCCGGTGAATTCAAAGTACTTGATGTTGGGCAACAGGTCTCGCATGTTATCCCAGAACGTTTCGGTCTTGCGCGGCCATGCTCCCGACTTTAACCAAGTATAAGCAATATGTTCTTTCTTATTGAAGTCCTTGGGCATATATGCAAGTTCTTCTGCGGCCCAGGTACTACTAGACCATGACCCACATATACGACATGCAAGATTACAAATATTACCTAGCTTTAAATCAACAAACCATAGTTGATCTGGGTCGTCGTTTTGCCAGTCAACTTGCTTGTATAGTTCTTTGAGTCTGACTTGACTGTGTATACGTTTACTATCACGGCCTGCATCTTCTTCTTCCCAACAACGACTACATGTTGCTGGTTTTTCACCTCGCCGGAATTGACGGCGAAGGTCTTGCATATACTCACTATGGTATGCAACTTCTAAGTTTGTTTCTTTGAGATCGTACTTTTTTCCGTTCTCATCTGTGATTTCATCGTGCGCCATACAACAAGGGCGTGTTGTTCCCATCGGGCTTGTTTCAATACTAACCCAGGGTAGCATACAGATTGTTTTTGGTAGTGTCATTCTTTAATTCCGCATTGTTCGTTACAGGCAAATATTTTGCCTTCCGGCACACTTAGTTGCCATGTTGTTTCTATCTTATTAAACCATTTAATAGCATCTTCGATGCTGTATTCTAAAGCATTATTGTTTGATATCAATGGTTGTAATTGTGCATTACTAGATCTTCTAGTACTGTTAAGCGGATAAAATCCCAACCAGCAACAGGGATATACTTCTCCGTTAGCACTTACATAAATTTCTTTATTCTTTATTGAGTAACAATCTATACGTCTATTACTTTTTTCATTACGGACTGCACCGCCGGGGTCTGTGAGATATGTGTGACTATCATCCCATAATTCATCAAAGTCTGTTTTACCTTGATAGTTACCAACTATATGACTTAACCTTTTGTCTGAAGTAAACACAGGGAACGAGTTTCTTCCGTTATCCACTAACCAAAAGTTTTCAAATCCTAGTTGCTTACTCAACTCACGGCACTCTTCAACTTGATGTTGATTATGATCAAATACTATCATTGCCCAGGTTGCACGGCCGCCTGCTGTGATAAACTTAGTTGCGTTATCTATTATAAACTGCCAATCGGTATTTTGTCTATACAAATGATGTGTGTCAACAAGTCCATCAATTCTAAAATCAATTTTAACTTGAGATAGTTGCCCTAGCTTGGCCCATATATTAGGTTTTGCGCTGCCATTGGTGCTGATTTCTATTTCAATATCAGGATTAGCATCAATAAAATATTCAACAATGGCTAACCCATCACTTGCAGTAACAAAGTCACCGTGATTGCCATTTATCAATAGTTTGTTTAACTGACGAATAAAGGCCACAGAGAAAATCTTCTTTACCTGTTCTAACTTCATATCACATAAAGGATACGTGCCTTCTATTACATCAACTCCACGAAAATTACGAGGACAATCTGGACAGGCAGCATTACATCGTGTGCTTATTTCTAAATGCACTTGCTGTATATCTTTATACTCAATCATTGCAATTCTTTAAACTCTGGAAATAAGTCCCAGAAACTTTCTTTTCGTAATTCATCTAATACACGTGTTTCTTCTACAAAACGTGGCCAGTGTTCCGTAGCATGATTGTCTTTCATTAGACTTAACAAACTCTGATACCCAGTGGTTGCTCTACGTAACGTATCCTGTGGATCTAGCCAGGCAATATGTTCTTCATATGCAGGATAGATTACACGCTCTTTGAACTCCTGGGGAAATATATCACAACGATACCACTCGGGACTTTGGCAAATATTGATATTCCAATCCTTTGCTTGAATCAATCCCAACTTTGTCCATTCTTTGTGAAAGTCTAATACATGCATTATGTTCATGGAGCTAACTGTGGAGCTAACATAAAAGTCCACGTGCGGGACTTCCTTCATCATGCGTTCGCGGTTCTCTATTGTTTGCTTCCAGTCTGCACCCTTGCGTATTAATTCTGCTTGTGGGCCCATGCCATCTAAACTAGCACCAACACTTACGTTTTTAAAGTGTTTCCAGTATTCAAATACGTGTTTATCTTTATAGCGCATTTCGCTAAAGTTTGTATTGTACTGTAAACGAATATCTGTTTTACCTGCGTCAATTAGCTTCTCTAGCAAGTAATAATGCTCTTTCATAATCAGCGGCTCGCCACCAGCAAAGTACACTTGCTCTAGGTGGGGGATATGTTCTTCCATTTGTTCAAGCATGCCATCTTCTGTTCCTGTAGCATATTCCACTCGTGCCATGTCGCGACCAAGAACATCGGGTACACGCTTGTATAACTTAACATGATCGTTGTACCAGTTACTGCTGAAAATAGGACCGCAGGAACGGCAGCGGAAATTGCAGAGATTGCTAAAACGCACATCCCAATAACGAATCTTGAATTCTTCATGTGTGCCATCATCTTTGGTGTCCTTTATCTCTTTGATCATATGCCCGTAGTTACGGTTAGCATCGTTACGCATACTAAACGCACCGTGCTTCTCTTGCTCGTAGCACTTGGTACATTCAACACAAGGTTTATCCTGTAGCATATTGCTACGCATAGTCTTGTACTTGTCTTGATTCCATACTTCCTTCATTGTATTCTTACGCAGGTCTCCGACAGGGTGCCAGTAGTCTGCTAAACAGCAAGGATACACCCGACCATCCGGAAAGGCATGCATGTGCATCCATGGTAACATACAGAATGTGTCACTGTGTGTTAGTTTACGATATTCGTCTTCTGTTAATTCACTGCGTTCAATGAAATACGGAGCACGTGCATTATAGTCGTACCCTTTATCGTAAAATCCTGCTACTGTATTGTCTGTCATATTGAATTGTACCAATTGGCTAATATAGGAAATGTGTCTGCAAAGTTCTTACCGCGACGCTGATCATATTGTATGTAAAATTGTTTAAAGTCTTGCTGTAGTACTGATTGTTCTGCTGCGCCCATGTGCGGTGTTTTAACCACATCAAGATAATCAATCAAGCGTTGCAATTGATTGCGTTCAAACTCGTGAAGCATAGGATCATTGCAATTGGTATCGAGCCAATCTTGCAAACGAATTTTAAAGTGTGTACGAATATTATCTGGAAGAACTAATGGACTTTGAAAACTTGGAAAGCGTAATATATTTAGCGAAAATGTAGGGAAGTCTTTTCCATATTCGCGTTTCCAGTTCATCATGCATTCCAGGAAACTATCCAATGAATCTAAACACAATGCATTAATTGTACACATCACATGAAACCCACGCAATTTACCCGACGTCATTAATTTCTCAGCATTGTTTGCCCAATCATCAAATACTAGGCCATCACGTATATATTCTGCTTGCAGATTCATTGCTTCGTTACTGGTGTAAAGATCAAATACTACTCCATCAATGCTTGCTAGTAACCGATCAACATCAACATCTGTGCCTAAGTTACTGTTAAATGCCAAGCGTGTATTACTCTTACCCTTGTTGGTCTTAAACCAATCTAATAGCTTCCATGTATCACCGGACATGAGCGGTTCGCCGCCAGTGACACGTAGTTCTTTTAATGTTTTGTGCAGGTCGGTTTCCCACCATTTGTGGAACGCTTCAACATACGGATTAACTTCTCCAAAGCGGTATAACTGACTGCTATCATGTATGTGAGTAAAGTGATTACGACCGTCGCTAGTAAGATTAGTATAAGGACCATTCTGCTTGATATCTTTAACCCAAGTACTACTAAACGCCGGATTACAGTAAGAGCAAGCAAACTGGCAGGTGCGGTCAAAGGCAATTTCAAGTGTTTGCAAATCCACGTCTGCATTGCTATCCAAGTTGAACGCATCATCTAAATCCTTGTCTTCGTATATAACTGTTTTGTAAACACGATCACTAATGTTATCGCGGCCAATGTCTTCTATCTTCCAGCAGTACTCGCAACCTGCAGGGCGTTCGCCTTTTTGCATCATTGCACGTTCAGATTTCTTCTTAGCTGTGTTATGTAATGCTTTAGGATTTGCTTGAACATCTGCTATACTAACTTGGTGCGGTAAGGGATGATGACAACTAGTAGTCTGCCCTGATCCCAGCCATATAGTAGCGTTGTACCATTTGGCGCCACAGAAGCTTTCTGACTTGATGTCAATTACTCTGCGCTTGTATTCAAAATCTGTTTCGTTATTAATTCTGGGCATGGTATTTACATTCGTTCCAAAACTCTTTCATTTCAGGAAAGGTTTCTAAAAAATTAGTCTTGCGACGTTTATCGTGTTCATTAAAGAAACGATAAAAATCTGCTCTTTGTAGTTTAACATAGTTTGGGTCTAAATTACGACCTTCTCGCATCCAGTCTATGTCACGACGCATACGTTGTACTTCGTAATCTTTAAATCCTTGGAATGGTTTATCTGCGGTTTCTAAATTGAGTTCCATCCAGTCTGCTACACGCTCTAGTACACCTACATATACTTCAGGTAGTATCTGTATACTTTGCCATGTAGGTGTGCGTAGTAAGGGAGTATCGAACCAGACACGCTGATATGTTGTACTGTGTGTTCTACGTAGACTTAGTATATAATCTAGCTGACGTTGTATTCCTAATACACTTAAATTATTCATTGTAATAATAAATGTCAAACTATTGCGATATGGAATTTCTGTTAAGAAACGTTCTACGTTGTCGACCACACGATTTGCATTCATCCCGTGCCTGATATATTCGGCATGTGCAGGAATTCCGGAATCCAAACTAACAAACTGCATGAAGTGTTCAATTTGGGTATTACAAAGTTGCTTAACGTAACCTAAGTACTTCTCCATTAATGCTGGCTCCACACTAAAGTTACTGGTTACGTTTAAGTGTAGTTCGGGATTGGGTAATGCTAATACATAGTCAAATACTTTGTATGTATTCTTATCCATTAGCGGTTCACCACCGGTCATACGGAAATGTTTTAGTTTTGGGTACAGCTCGGGCCACCACTGCCAAAATGCATCAACATAGGGATTGGTGTCGCGACTAGGTATAGGACGGTTACGACCAGTAAAGTGACTGCTATCGTTATGAATAGTGCTTGTAGGATATCCTCCCCACTTATCAACTTCTGCTTGCCAAGTTGAACTAAACTGCGGGCTACAGTAACTACAAGACAAATTGCAAGCGTGGTTAAAATTAACTTCCACATAACTAGGAATAACGTCATTTTCTTCTCCGGTACTGTTTATGATTGCATCGTAATCACTTGCTGCCCAGGGCTCACCGGATCTATAATGACGA